ACTTACTCCGTACCTTGTAAGTTTTGGGTCTTTTTTGCTACTCATGGTGTCAAAAATATACGTATATTCCATAAAGATTCAATACTAAACTTAATAGACATGAAGCACAGAGAAGTAACGATGGATAATACGTACAAGTTACAGATCATTGACTTTGTAGAAAAGTGTTACCGAACTAACAAAGCAGAATACAAAAAGCGTGGTCAAGACGATCCTAGTAAAATTAAACAGGACATTTATTATGGTAAGTTAGCAGAATATGCCGTGTGGCTTACGTATATAGACATAAATCAAGAATGTACAAAGCCTGATTTAGCTATATACAGGGGTAAAAACAAGTCTTATAGTGCAGACATGGTCGTAAACAGAGCTCACAACCTTCACGTTAAAAGTCAATTATTTAAACAGGCTGAACAGTTTGGATTGTCATGGATGTTCCAGAAGAACGATCCATTAGTTAAGAGTCCTTTGCTATCTGATTACGTGGTGTTGTGTGTAACGCTAAATGCAAACAAAGTTAGGGTGTATGAGCCTATTAAGGCAAAAGATTTAGTCAAAAAGTACAAAAAGCCTAAAAAGAAACAGTTACAGTCTACAAAGTTGGCTTTGTACGGTAAAGATATTGGTATTGAATTTTAGTGTAATTCAGCCATAAGTTTGACGCAATTATGGCAAACACTCCAGCAAAACCAGCCCTATACAGCCGAGTTAAATCTGAGGCTAAACGTAAGTTCAAGATATTCCCTAGTGCGTATGCTTCTGCGTGGATAGTAAAGGAATACAAGAAAAGGGGTGGAACCTATAAAGGCAAGAAGTCAGGTACAACTGGTGTAGCCCGATGGATGAAAGAAAAGTGGAAGACCCAAGACGGACAGGCTTGTGGCTCTGCTAAATTTAAAGGAGTGAAGAAGTGTCGACCTACCGTTAAGGTTTCCTCTAAGACCCCAGTAACGTGGCAGGAACTACGTAAGCGTGGAGAGGGTAAGAAGGCAGTACGTGAAAAGAGACGGGTTGGTATGGGTAAACGAGCTAAATCTATAAAGAGAAGTTAGCGTAGGACGTACATAGGGGAGGCGGAGCCTCTTTCGTTGCGCCAAATGGCATAATCAGTAGCATCGGACATGTGTCCCCTGTCGCCATTGTCTATTTTTAGCCCTTTATCGTTCACAATGGAGTACATATAGTCTTTTATGACGTGTTCGCAGCGTGTGTTTACCAATAAACGTCTCTCTCCATTGGTTCCAGCGTAAATTACGTTGTTTACCTTATCTACACGCACCTTTCTTTTAGGATTTTGGATGTCTAGCTCGTTTTTATACAAAATATCGTTCTCCTCAAAGACTTCTCGCACGTAGTCCCAGTCATTTTTGCCTACACGACCATAATTGCCACTTTTTTGGTTGGAAGTGTTGTCTCCAGCTAATAAAACCTTTGAGATGCCCCATTTATTTAGTAATTCTACCGCTTTTAGGGCTTGCTCGGTGGTTAGAGCCTCTTTGGAGAAGATTTCATCGAAAATAAGGTACTGCTTAAGTCCGTTACGAGCTCTTTTAACTTGGAGAAGAGCCCAACAATGAGGAGACCTGTTGAAATCAGCACAAAGCCAGACAGGATAGCCAGGATCGTAATCAAGAGCCGTAAGATTCCCATCAGGGTAGTGATTGTATCCGTCAAAGTGTTTATAAGCCTTTCTCGTTGGGTCATCTGTTTCCTCGCTCATTTCGTATCCAAGTTTATACGACAGAAAGTCCATCGCTTCCTCTTGGAGTAGCCGTTGTTTACTGTGATTAGTTTCCCATAAGGGAATGTCCCAGAACTTATCTGGTTCTCTCATAATCTACTGAATAATGTTTGCATGACAGCACCGCTTTCAATAAAGTAGACAGGCACACCTGCATCGTCACCCTCCGCTATTAAGGACATTGCACCTGAATGGTGCTGGTGTAATGTTTTAAGGTCGTATGTCAGGATTGCCCATCCATTTTTTCCGCATTCTTTTATAATTTCGTGTATCGCCTTAGAGTTTTTGTGCTTGGCTAATATTTCCCACTTTTGACCGACAAGTTCAGCTTCTATCATATCCAGAAACTCATCCATCTTATTTTTTATTTGATTTATTTCCTCTTGCTGTACCTTTAGCCCGAACCGAGCGTACATAACTACTTTAGGTTGTTCCATTCTTCCACCTTATATCCTGATTTATCTTCTTTTACCGAAATCTGAAGCACATTGAATATGCCCGACTTCATTAACCGACTATTAGCGTCATTAGGATGGTATGGTGTACACACGCTTAAAACAATACCTTTGTCGTGTACACGCTTAATCCAAGTGTTCGATACCTTATTCCAAACCGTTTCTCTACGAGCCGTAGATATACGATCTTCATCGTTGCACACATCATCAAGGATCAAAACACCAGCTCGTTGTCCCGTAGTTTGCGTGAGTACGGCATACGCCTCATAGGTAGGGTTGCCGGTACGGTTACGACTACTTACTATAATCCTTTGCGTAGACCCTGTATCGGTACGGTCGAACTCTACCGGATTAAAGTTGTGCTCCTTGCACCAGTACCGGTACATATCACTTTGAAACAAGGCTCTTAGAGACAATATTCTTTTCGTGGAGATGCCACCGTCTGCCGATACTATTAGGGTTTCTAGCTCGTGCTTACGTGTGGTCATGTATGCAGACAGACCAATGGGAACTTGTTGGGACTTTCCCGTGTTGTAGGGCGCTCTAATCAATCCATTGAGACGAGCGTTCTTGGATAAGGCTTGTTGCTCCCAGTCGTAGATGCCCTTCTGCATCGTGTGATGAATCTGAGCTTGGGTTACCTTAAACCCATCTTGATCAGCTAAACAGTTTTCGATAAAAGAATTACGTAGGTCTAGCGAGTCAGGGGGTGGCTCGTGTCCTACGACATTGACTAATAAGTCTGACCAGTTATTCTTTTTCGGTTTTTGGCTCATAGGCTCGTTTGCATATGGGGCACTGCACCTCGCACCGCTTATCAGTAGATACTTCACCAAGACACTTAAATATGCGTGCTTTGTTTTTTAGGGGTACGGGCTTAGGTATAAAGTTTTCTTTCATTTCAGGAAATATGTAGCGTTTAATGTTATTTGAGTTTGAGCCGTTCATTCTCTTTCTCCAAGAATTCGACTTTAATCCTTAACGCAGATACTTCCTCTGTTAGCTTTAATATTTGACTTCGCAACTCATCCTTTTCATCGGATGAATCTTCTAATAAGTTCTCGAGGTTACGAACCCTATTCTTTAGGTCGTCACGATACTGAATCGTGTCGCTATTATTGGTTTCGTTTTCTCTTTGCTCAGCCTTTATTTTAAGCCTAGCTTCAAAGAACTTCCAGACCCCAGCGGAGCCTAGTACAGTTGCGAGCGTAATAACAATTTGCGTGATGTTATCCATTGTTTTTTTTATATATTTTTTCTCTCGATAATCTGGACATACTACCGAAAGCAGCTATTATAAATAAGAACCACCCGTAGTGTGTTGGACTAGGGAAGCCTATAGTTAAAAAATACATAACCGCTGACGCTAGATATACACCTAGGCAAATCATAGAGGCTCGCACTCTACAATCTATCTCGTCAGAAGCCACGCAAATTATTTGATGGATACCCGACACAGCAGGTATCAAAGAAAGAAACAAACCAGTGCCAACCTCCATGCTCAATGCAAATGGAACCATAAAGATATTAGCCAGCGCAAGGATAATCTCCGTTGGTTGATTGTCAGAGTACATCCATACCTGACGTAGGCGTAATAACTTCATCTTCATTAAGAACAGATTGAGTTGCAGATTGTCGATGGGTCTGTCGTTAAGGAGTTACAGGATGCGCCTAAGATAAAGCACCCTATAAACTCGGTCAATACGACAATGCACATCGGTACTAACTTTTTCATAAAATCTCGTAGTCCGCCTCTATTGACTCCATACGCTGCGCAAATTCCCTGAGTTGATCTACATCCAAGAAGTCCTGAAGCACTTGTAGCGTTTGTTCTCGAACCTTGTTTTTATACTCAATAATAATGGCTGGTTCGTTACTAAGCTCTTTGCGCACGTCATGTAAATCCTTCATGATCTTACTCAAATCCTTTGGGTGAATCGAGTCCAG